CACCTTTATCATCTAATTCGTGACCTGTTCTACCAGCCGCCATATCTGATGGTGTTCCTTGAGCTTCTCCAGTTTTAGCTGGGTCAGTACCTTCATTTTCTATTTGAGAACGTCTAAATTTCTGTTTATAATCAAATGTAATCTTAGCATCTTCTTTTTTAATTTCATCATCAGTAAATTCAAATATATTTTTATATATCCATTCTGAAGATACTAAACCGTTTTCTATCATATCTTTTGCTAAAGTTGTTTTATTTCCCCATAACTCAATCTTTTCTTGTTCATATATTGTAGATGGGTTTGTTAAATCTAATTCAAAATTAACTAAATCTGCATCTGTGTATCCTTGTGAATATAAATGAACAATACCAATTTTAGTTAACTCTGAAAGAGTTATTCGTTGTATACGTTCAATAGTACGAGCGAAACGAACATCTTCTGCAGCTAGTGTTGCTTTACTTCCAGCTGCTTCATCGTATCCAAGAAATGCTTTAGGTATTCTTAGTGAAGCGAGTAATTTATTTTTTAAGTATTCAATATCTTCAGTAGCTTCATATGTTAAACCAGGTAATGCTTCTATACTTGTACCACTATCCCCACCTCGAACTGGCATAAAGAAATCTTCTGTTATATTTTGCATGTTGTATTTTAAATTGTAATCTCCAGTACCTTCTTCAATGACTGGAGCTTTTTTCATCTTATTTACAATTTGTTGCATATAATTATCAACTTCAGCTGGTGGAATATTACCTATATCAATTTTAAATATTCTTTTTTCAGGAGCTCTCATAATACGATGTATTAACATAGCGTCTTCCATAAGAGTTAATTGTTTCCAAATCTTACGACCACCTTCAACTTGTGATTTACCATAAGGTAAGTAGTTAGAATCAGAAAGTAATCTAAAGTGAGCTACTTCATAATTTTCTAATTCTTCTTTTGTTGCAGATTTTTCAGATTTAAATCTATGTTCAGTTGTACCTGATTCAATTAAATATTTTACGTACTCTGGGTTTTCAGGGTCTAAACCTTCTAACCTTGAAACATCATAAACAGACATTGGTATAACATTTGTAACACCATATTTTTCATTAATATCTAACTTTAAAAAGAAATCACCGTATTTACACATATTACGAATCCACGGCCATAGATTAAATTCTATATTAATGATATCATAATATAAATTATGTAATATTTGTTTAATTTGTTCATTATCAGTTTTTATTGTTAAAACTTCACCATACTCTGACTTCATAGTAGATTCATCTGCGTATATGTCAAGAGCTGAAGAGACAATAGGGTCGTTATCCATATTCTCATAGTCTTTAAATAAGTTTAATCTCATTGTTTTTGTTAACATTGTATCTGAGTATCCACTAAGACCTGAGTTAGTGAATATCTTTTGATACCTATCAATAAGATTGTTTTGTGATATTGATTGTGTACGACTTGTATCGGCAACTTTTAATCGTTTACCGCCTACATTTCTAACAACTACGTTTGTAGAAAATAGTCTTCGTAATCTACCAAATAATGTTGTATCGGCCATTTTTACCTCTTTAGTTAATTAACCATTCTAATGATTCTGGATTCTTGTTTATATTCATAGTCCAAGAATCATTTTGATTGTTTCCTGCTGTATAAGCACCTTGATTAGAGTTAATGCTACTTACAGCTTTCCTTTGTAATTCTATTCCTTCGGCTCTTAATCTAAGAGCTGTTTCTCGTATCCATAATCCCATAGCGTAAGACATTACTAAGTCATCATTGTAACCTCTCATCGCTTCTGCCCTATTTCCGTTATATATAAATACAAACAATTCATCTATTAATCGCTGAGAATGGACTATAGATAATTTTTCTCTGAGAAATTCTTCTAACTTTGCAATTACCAGTGGTCTTGTTTTTTGTGTTAATGTAAATCCTGGTATTACTTGTTTTTCTGTTCTATTAATTTTATTATTAATTTGTTTATGTGTATCTACATACTGTAAATCTTTACTCATATAAAATAAGTTATCATATTCTCTGTCAATTACTTGTTGTATTGTAGCCCAACCTATATTATTATTCTCAATAACTAATAATGCGTTGTTGTACTCAGTTGCTATATTGACTAATAAGTTTCCATAATCTCTTGTAGATATTCTACCTTTATATTCTGCTACTTGTTCTACATTCTCAATATCAATAACGTGAAAAGCAGAATAATCTGTAGAATCTCCTCTACTAACGTCAGCACATACTATATAATCTTTTGTGTAATTTGGTGGTTTCCATATCCAAACATTTGAATCAATACCACGTTTCTCTATCGGTTCTTCTACTTGTGTATTCCTATACTCCTCTAAGATTACACCGTCAATTACACTTTGACCAGATGTAATAAAGTCACAATCACATTCTTGAGCTGCAAGAGATGGTCCTAATAACCCATCTTGTTCATCTCTCCACTTTTGTCCTCTATCAGGGTGTACATCCCAATGAAGTTTAATAAAATTAAAATCATTTACTCCATCTTCAGCATCCATCCAAGTTCTATGAAACCAATTACCAACACCATTCGGTGTAGATAATGCTATACATTGACCTCCAGTTGATAACGTCTGAGATGCTGCAGCCCATATTGTGTCTATTCTATCAATAAACGCTGCTTCATCAAGTATCAATAAAGATAACGCTTCTGAACGACCTGAGTCTTCACCACTTGATACAGCCTTTATTTGAGAACCATTTTTGTATCTTAAACTTAATTTATTATCTTCAACACAAGGTTGTTTTAACCAACTTGGTAAGTTTGCATGCATCACACGAACTTTTGTTACTAAATTCTTTGCTACTTCTTGTTTTGTAGCAATGACTAAGATGTTCTTATCAAGATGAAATGTCATCATCCATAAAGAATACCCAGCAGTTAAAGTACTAATACCTAACTGACGAGCTTTTAAGATTACATTAAGTCTATGATTTACAAAGTCTTCAACTGTTTTTTCTTGAAAATCATACAAATGAAATGGTATTTTACCCTTTATTGGATGTTGTATTAAACAATACTTTTTCAAAAAATATATAGGGTCTGAAGCACACTTTACATATTCTTTTTTAATTACGTCTTTTAATTGTCCTTTGGAATTGCGTTCCATATTAATAAATTATGTGAACTGTCCCACTACCACTAAGCTGTCGTACACCGATTTCATATAATGTCTTAGCTGTAACAACATCTGCTCGTATTGCATCACCTTTAGTTGGTGAAATTACCATTTCACCGGCTGTTTGGACTATAAATCCACTTGAACCAGCTAAAGAACCAGTTAAGTGATTAATTTTACCATCACTAATTGTTTTGATTTCACCAAATTTGGCGTCATCTTTAATTGGTGCTGGATAATGTTTACCTAAATTAGTCCTACCGTGATTACCTCTTGTTATTGCGGTACCAAATGAACCACTACTAGCGTCACCACTAGCTCCGTACGGTCCACCTTCGTTGGTTATTGTTGCCATTTATTTTCTCCTAAATAATAAATACTTTTATATATATATAAATATTCTAAGTTAAAAAATCTTCTATTTTTTGTAGATGATTTAATGCTTCATCTGCCTGTTCTTTTAATTTTTGTATGTTTACACTCCACTTTTCTTTATCAAGTGTTTCACCGTCTGCTGCTACTTGGTTATAAAACGTAGGTTCATCTTGTTTTTTAAATTCAATAAGTTTTACTTTTTCATCTCGTATCCAAGCTAGTTTATTTGCAATCACTTTTTGTTGAGCCCATTCAGTAAATGTACCTTCTATTCTCATTTTATTTTCAAGGTCAACTTGACAATCAAAACAATGATTATATAAATACCACATTTTATTATCTAAACGTTTTTTCATAGTCTTCTTACAAAACGGACAAAACCATGGCATCCTAGCTTCTTGCATGATATTAGATAAATTTGATATCTTATCACCGTGATTTGTTGTTTTTTTATCACCTTCGTAACCAACTATAATTCTTTTTTCAGGTGTTTCACCTCGTAAGATTGACCGCATTGCTGTATTTTCTCTTACACTTTCTCTACTTCTTGCCATTATAACTCCTTTTAAAAATTTAATAACCCTAAAATTTGATTGACTGGGGCAAAAGCACCAGTAAACTTATATGTTTTACCCT